CATAAATGTATTTCAACCGAACTCTACTACCGATGGCATACAACGATATACTTGGCATGTTTCAGTTAGACGGCACGACTCAAATAATGGTTATGTTACAGGTGGCGGTAATAATGCTACTAACTCAGCAAGAACAGGATTTAGAGTAAAATGTAATTCAGGTAACTTAGCAGGTGGTAGAGTAGTTGTTTATGGAATAACAAACCCAAGTTAATATTATGACAAAAAAAACAATATTTGATGGATTAACAGGCGAAACGACTAGAGTTGATTTAACAACTGCTGAACAATTAGAATATGATAATGCAATTAAAGATTTTGAAGATAAATCAGCAGAAAGAAAACTTACAGAAATAAGAAATATTAGAGATAAAAAACTAAATGATACTGATTGGCAAGTTACAAGTGCAAAAGAACAAGGCACAAATCTTTCAACATCATTCAAAAATTGGCGACAAGGATTGCGTGATATCCCAACAACATATACAACTGAAAGTGAGTATGATGAACTATTGGCAAGAGATGATGATGGAAACCTTACTCATAGTGTTTGGAGTGAATAATGGCACTAATTAAAACTAGATCAAGAGGACTAAAGCTAGATGATACTTTTGCCTTTACAGGCACAGTTTCAGGTGCTGGTGGTGGTAAAGTTGGTCAAGTTGTATCAACTACTGTAACTGCTGTAAATGTATCAACAACTGCAAACACATTTAACGATATTTCTGGTTTGTCAGCAGTTATAACTCCAAGTGCAACAAGTTCAAAAATTTTAATTATAGTAAATGCTGGTTTAGGAAATGGCACGCAAACAGCAAATAATTATGTAAGAATTGCAAGGGCAGTTGGAGGTTCAAACACATATATTGGTAGAGGTGGTTCATTAAATAGTAATGAGACTGGAAGTATGTTTTGGAGAGTAGACCAAGGAGGTCAAGACGATTACAATATACATCAAGAAACAGTAAATTTTTTAGATACACCTTCAACTACAAGTGAAATTACGTATAAAATGCAATGGGGTACTAATGCTGGTACTTTATATTTAAATAGAGCTGGTGATTTAGCTGGAACTGATGCATATGGTCATATACCTTGTTCCTCTACTATTACTGTTATGGAGGTATTAGCATGATAAGTAAAGCACAAGCAATCTTAGCAATAAAATCAGATGCCTTAATTTCTACTGACTCTGACAATAAAGTTATTTGGCACGATGGAAACCCAAGCAATATAACTGATAAACAAATTGAAGATAAACAAAAAGAATTACAAACTGACTATGATAATAATAAATATCAAAGAGATAGAGCTTTAGCTTATCCGTCAATACAAGATCAATTAGATATGCAATATTGGGATTCGTTGAATGGAACTACAACTTGGAAAGATGCTATTGCAAAAGTCAAATCAGACAACAAAAAACCTTAATGTTAAATGTGGAAACCTTTTATTATAGGCACAATACTAGCCACCATAATAATATTTTTTCTTAATAGTATGATGAACTCAGCACTAGCTGAGACAAATACAGTATCATCAACAGTCGTAACAAATTCGACTCCTCCAACTGCAAATAGTCCTAGTGTGGTAGTAAATAATTCTGATGTTTGTAAAACTGCTGTCGCTGGCGCAGTACAGACTCAAATTTTAGGTATTAGCTCAGGCATGACAGTAAGAGACGAAAATTGCGAACGACTAAAGTTATCACGCTCACTTTACGCAATGGGCATGAAGGTGGCGGCAATCTCAACTCTTTGTGCTGATAGTCGAGTTTTTGACGCAATGTGGAATGCAGGCACATACTGCCCGTATAACGCAAGCATAGGGGAAGATGCTAGAAAAGGTTGGGAATCAAATCTAGATGATATTCCAGAAGGTAGCGTAATATTTCAGAATATTACAGAGGTTAGAATAGAAGAAAAAGAACAAACCGTAAGGGATTTAAATGATTTTGAAAAATTTGTTATTGTCGGCATGGCTATGTATATTGGTATGCCTATCATTTTCTAGCAAAGCTGTAGATTGCACGACTGATACAGTAGGATTATGTACTCCTACGATTGAACAAATCATTGAAGAATCAAGCATAGAAACTATTGAATTTCAAGCAGACGGAATACTCACTACTACCGAAACTACGACAACTACAACAACGACAACAGTTACTAATCAAGACTCTAGCGATTTATTAGATGGCGATAGCGATTTTGTTACTTCAAAATATGAGGGCGACATGGATATTGACTGGGGAGGTCAAGGACCCGCATCTATGCCTAGTGGCTCTTCATGTGGTCAATTAGGAACTGATAAATGCGCCATGATTACAGGTAGTGGAAATGGAACAAGTACAATGGGAGTTTCTGGAATGGGAACGACATTTATACAAACTGTCAATGTTTCTGATCTTAATATAACTCATGGTGGCAGAACTAATTATACAATCAAAGTAGAAAAACAAGATGCTCAAGATTCTATCTATATGCATATTACAGGAAAAAACGGAACGACAAATGTATTTAGTGGTACAGATATTTTAAGTGCTAGTGGCACTAATAGTGGTTATAAATCATATGAAGGTGGATTTGACTTTTCAGGAAGTATTACATCTGTCATTATAGAAGTAGGCGGTAGAGATATAAATCTTGCCATAGGACCCATGTTCGACGATGTTTCCGTTCGGATTTTGTATAATGTTATCAGTACCATTATTGAACAAACGATAACGAGTGTAGAAATGTTTGTCGCTTATAATATTGATGCACCAGAGGAAGTTATAGATATTGTTGAAGATATTTTTGATTCAAATATGCCTATTGAAACTGATGCAGGATTTGATTTTGAACCTATTGAAATTGAAGAAGTAAGTTATGAATCTGTTGAAATAGAAATAGCAGAAATAGAAATTGAAGAAATTCAAGTTGTAAGTGTTGATCTTTCGGAATCTGAAACTGTTGAAGTTAATGTGGTTGATGTTGAAACAGAAATTGAAATGGAAATAGAAATGGACTTAGATGTTGATGTGGAAGAATCAACTGATGTTGAGCCAACGACACAAGAAGAAACAGAATCAACACAAGAAGCACCAACCAATAACGATACTGAAGAACAAAACGAAGAAGTGACCGAAGAATCAACGGAAGAAACAAACGAGGAATCCAACGAACCGAAAACAGAAGTAGCTGAAAAAGAAGATACAGAAAAGACAGAAGAAGCACAGCAAGAAGAAGAAAAAACTGAAGAACCCAAGTTAGCGAAGAAAGAATCATCTAAGGAAAAAGCCGCTAAAAAAATATTGAAAAAGATAGACGATAAAAAAAGATATGATTCTACTAGTCAATTAAAAACCCTTGTTGTAATGCAAGTATTAGGCAACAGTAAATCATTTTTTGAGAGTCAACAACAGCTTATTGATAGAGTAGGATTTTTCACAGATACTACTTTGCCAGATAGCTATATTTCTGATAATAATATCGCTGGTTATCTTCTATTCGGTGGGAGTAATCAATTAATGAATGAAATGATAGATAGTCAATGGCAACAGAAATAGATGTAGGAGGAGTAAAGTTTAGAGGAGGTAAAATCTTCTTAATAATAACAATTCTTAGTTCTTTCGTAGGAGTATTGTGGGGAGGTTTTGAAGCATATCAAAGATATTTAGACATGGAAGCTAAAATAGAAAGTTTTGTTAGTCCTGATTTGTCGGGATTTGATAAGAAACTTGAAGTATTAGATACTGAATTTAATATGTTACAATCCGAAATATCAATTATTCTTGAGGAAGTTGCACTAGTTGCTGATGTAGCAAAAGAACTTAAAAACGACTTAAAAGCAGATGTCCGTAGAATAGAAACAATAGTTGAAGATGTCGAAACTAGAGTCAAAGAAGATAGCAGAGAAAATTCAAGAGATTTAAAAGAAGCGATAAATAGTATTAAAGACGATATGACAGAACTAGAGGAAAAGGTTGAAAAGCAAATAAGAAATGCATTAGAGAATCCTTTAAGTCAGTTGAAATAAAAGCTGATTATGGTATTTATGAACTATGACTAAGATAGCACCAAAAACAACAAAAGAGCATATTGTAAATATTTATAATAAGATTGAGCTATTAGAAACAAATCACATTTTCCACTTGCAAAAAGAAGTTCGTAAGTTGAATTATATTTTATGGACTATCGGATTCATGGTAGCTACTCAATTCATATCTTGGATATTAAGGATGCTAGGCTAATGGATTTACATACTCTACAGCAAGACATCATACAAGAGGAGGGTGGAATTATTTTAAAACCTTATCAAGATCATTTAGGCTATTGGACTATTGGTGCAGGTCATTTGATAAGAGATAACGAAAAACAAGAATTGATGAGTCCGATCACATATCAAAGAGGACTAGAACTATTTTTAAAAGATTTTAATGTTGCAGTAGATGATGCAGAACAATTTACTGAAGGAATGAATATTGATGATAACGCGCACGAATGCGTTATACATATGGTATTTCAGCTTGGGTTACCACGCTTGAATAAATTCGTTAAATTTAAAAAATGTTTATCGGAAAATAATATTGAAGGTGCAATTGAAGAAATGAGGGATAGTTTATGGTACAATCAAACAACAAACAGGGCAAACCGCATAATAGAAAAAATGCAAAAAAGCGCAAAGTCAAACGCATAACAACTATGGAAGAAAAAAAAGAAATTGAAAAAGGGGGTAAATAATGGTATTAGGAAAATTATTATCTGGAGGATTAGTTGATAGTGTTGGAAAAATAGTTGACGATCTGCATGTAAGTGAAGAAGAAAAACAACAAGCAAAAGCAAAACTTATTGAACTAGAAAATCAAGTTAAATTAAAACAAATGGATATAAATTTAGCTGATGCAAAATCTACAGCTGGTGGTATTTCTGGAATGTTGCAAAGAAGTTGGCGACCTTTAATAGGCATGAGTTGCGCTCTAGCCATATTTTGGGAATTTGTATTGAGTAAATTTATTTTGTTTATTTGTGGATTGTTTCAATATGAAGTGGTAAACATACCAGAGTTAGATATGGGTACATTGATGCCCCTCGTTATGAGTCTTTTAGGCATGGGTGCATTACGCACTTTTGAAAAAACTAAAGGTATATCTAAGTAACGAAAGGAGTACTTATGGCTATAAAAAAAATAGAACAGAAAGTAACAAAGTGGTGGCATGCATTCACTGAATTGAAATCATGGGTGCAAATAGTAATAGCAGTTGCATTGGTTGTAATTGTTCATAATTATATTTTGCATTAGTTATGGCTAAAAAGAAAAAGAAAGTCGTAGGATTGACTAATAAGCAAAAGAAGTTGCCGAAAGCTTTGCAAATGGCAATCTTAAAGAAACAGAAGAAGGGAAAATAATATGCCAAGAGGAGTCGGTTATGGGTCAAGTAGAATGACCTCTATGAAGTCAAAACCTATGAAACCTAAAAAACCAAAAAAGAAAAAGAAGAAAAAGAAATAATGGTTAAAGTAGCGTCAATAAAAAATATTGTAAAAGATTTAACAACTAGACAGAAAAAAACAATGAATCGTCATGCGCGACATCATTCATTGAAGCATATGCGGTCTATGGCTAATGCAATGAAAAAAGGCGCTACTTTTAATCAAGCACATACAAGAGCAATGCGATCAGTAGGAAAATGACTGGAATCACTACATCTGCATTAATTACTGAGCTAATAGGTAAAAGACCAATAAAAAGAAAAAAACGAGATAGAAGATCATTAAAAGCACCTCAAAATCGCAATTTAAGAGCCGTACAGAAGCTTTTAAGAGTTAGGGGTACCTAAGCACCCCAAATCTCTTATTTGCACATCTTTGCAGTAAATGATTAAATTTAGACCAATTTATGAGAAAACTAATCAACGGGTCTATATATCATCTAATCTAACGATATTACTACTTACCGATTAAGGAAGTTGATTAGTAACCCCATATCTCTTTTCTAGCTTTAAGTACAGTTTCTTCTTTCCAAATCCAGTTATCAGGATTAGGAATCAATGAATTTTTAAC